AAAGGAATGAAGCAAGGTTTTGTACTATTTCGTTAGTCGAATTAGCCGCAGCAAAACCTACACGGGTAACTTGTTTAAAAGCATCGCTTAACCAGTTCCCGTCGCTTTTCCCGTTCATTTTTTCAGGGTTCTCGTTAGCAGCTAAAGCAGTTTCTTTAGCAATCTGCTGGATAACAGCATCAGGCGTATTGTTTTTTGCTAAACCCAACACAATCCCACCAGGCAACATTGGATACTGGCGGTGCAACTGCCCAATACGGTCAGCAGTAGATTTTTGTGCAGTCAACAAAATCTTGTTTAAATTGTCTGCTTCCCTTTGGATGCCTTGAAGAATTAACTGTTCTTCTTCAACACTAATTTTTGGGGCCATGTTAAACCCTGTCTGTTAAAATTGATATTAGGTTTTTTAAATCGTCGTTAGGGAACAACTGGTTTAACACGATAAGTTCTTGTAAAACGGGGTTGCCCATCATTGCCGGAGCCATAATCCCTGCTTGAAAAGCGTTAGGTCCAGGACCGACATTTGCACCGGCAGTAACAGGCTCATCAGGGGCAGTAGTGTCGCGGTTGAAAGCACCCATAGAACCTGGTGCAACCGCATTGCGTTGCGGAGGGGCAGGAGCCATAGCAGGGGCAGCCATCGGTACAGCACGTTGCGCAGCTAACTGTTTACCAGCCTCACCATACGTCTGACCTTTAGCAGCACTAACAGCCATCTTTTTGGCAGGGTTCCGCAAATCTGTTCTGTTCGAATATTGTTTAGCCATTTAGTTCAACCTTGATGCAAGACTTAAAACGGAACTAGCAGTACCAGGAGGAGCAGCAGCACCCGCACCACCGCCAGCTTTCAACGCTTGCAACAAAGCCTGTGGGTTAGGTGGGCCTGAAGGTGCGGCAGGTTGTTCAGCGCCCATACCAGGCATCGCTAAACCAGGCATAGTTTCAGGAGAACCCTGCGGAGCCTGTGCAGCTTGTCGAGCCTGCGCGCGTTTCTGTGCAGCCTGAATAGCCTCAGCCAAACTCATCTTGTTTGACTGCACTTGCATAGCAATATACGCCAAATCGTCAGGTTGGTAAGGGCCGTTAGGGTCAGCAGCTTGCGACTGGATAGATTGCAACAACGCAGCCTCGATACCTTCCGCAACAATACGGTCCTTCTCCAACTCAGGGTCAACAATCAGCGGGTCGGATTCACGGGCAGTTTCTTTAGACATCAAACCTGTACCCAAACGTTGACCTAAACCAACGATAAGACTGTTAACGTCGCTACCAGAAGCAGAATAGGCAACATAATGGAAATCTGTTTCCCACAACTTGTTCGGTGTGTAGTCAACTATCCCACCTTTGCGTCCAGGGATATAGAAAGATTTAGGGCTGTTCCCGTAATACGTTTTTTCTATCGCTATCGCAATCTTATCTTCCTCAACAAGACATGAAGCAAAAGTGTCTTGTGCTTCTTGCACACGGAAGTCAACTGTGGCAGACAACACGGATTCGCCACGGCGGCCTGTCCGAATATTTGTTCCCGACTCCCCACCAAACTCGGCAGGGATAGCACCCTCTAAACGTTCTTGACGTTCAATACGGTCTAATGCAACATCGGTTTTGTAGCCAGGGTTGGTTTGCAACTGCTGGATGTCGCCACCTTTAACGACACCTAACTGTCCTGTTTTGCCGTCGGCAACCTGCAAGATTTCAGGGTTCTCACCTGGGCGTGACACCAAATATTCGTCAGGAAAAATGCCTCGCTCAATAGCAATTTCGGTGAGTGCTTGCAAACGTGCGCGGGTGTAATACATGCCGAGCAGACCATCGAACTGTCCACGGGGTTTGTCTAACGTGACACGGGAAGGCATCACCACCAATGGCATACCTGTACGGTTCACCATACGAGTTAGTTCCACTACACGCGCACCACTATAACTCTGACCGGTTTGTGTATCACGGGCTTTCTCTGTACCAAGAACACAAGTAACTATCTCGTTGTCGCAAACATATTCGAGGATAGTAAACATGTCGTCCCAAGACGGGTTACCAACATTCAAGATACCGTCGATAGCGTAACCATAGTTTTGTGTTAACCAGCGGTACGTGCGGTTGTACGTGAAAATGCAGTTATCGGGTACAGGGTTGTCGGGGTCTGCGGATGGTGCAGCGAAAGTGTCTAACGGGTTGCGCAAATGCCATTCGGGTAGACGTTTATCAAAGTTTGGTTTAATGAAAACGGGGCTAGACGAATATGCGAGAAGATGCCTGGCACGTCGACGCATCTTTTGGTTCATGCGGTTCGCATCCCAAATAGCTGTCATCGCACGGTTGCGGTCACGAGAAAGTTTCATAGACCTGTCGTTGCCTTCACGCAACGCAGGAAAATACGGTGTCGGCATAGTGGAAGCTATGCGCATACTCATTTGGTCTAAACCTTGCACGAGAAGGTTTGCTACAGAAGATTTAGTGTTCTTATCTAGTTCGTTTAACGGCACAACAATGTCGCCGTTAGCCAACCTGCGTACGTCACGCATCTGTTGAAGAACGGGTCCTTGTGCGTCTAGACGCTCTTTGTATAGTTCAACTATCTGTTCTGGTGTAATCATTTACTTCTTTTTTGGTGCTGTTTTAGGTTGTTTCGTTAGTGGGTTACCTAAAGCCATACCAGCGGCTTGTTCATAGGCTCTTTCATATTTTTTCAAACTGTACTGTCTAGTGCTTGGACTTCCCAAAGCAGCACGAGCAGCTCCAATAAGACTAGCGTTCTTTGCGTCAGAAATTGATTTAGCTTTCGAAACAGCAGTGGTTGCGTAAGGAGAACCCGTATTCATCACAGGCTTAGACTTTGATGAACTGGAAGATGAACCAGAACCTTTAGAACCAGAACCTTTAGAACCAGAACCTTTACTACCGGCATTGTTGCCTTTAGAGTCTTTACCTTTTTTGCCCATAGGCTTACCAAGCGCAATAGCAGCAGCACCTTTAAGACTTTTTGCTTTAGCGCGTTGGATAGCAGCAGCACTTCTCTTTTTAGGCATAGGACCACTAGCACTGTTGCTCAAACCTCTAACAAAATTGTTTAGTTCATCTGGACTCATTGACATATTTTTTTCCTTTACTTTTTAAATGCTTTATAGGGGTTAATTTTTGGGCCACGCTTGTTTGTAGGAATTTTGTTCGAAGCATAGTAATCCTTTGAACCTTCCCAGCGGAGAGTAGCAACACGACGAGCAGCTGCTTGAGCATTTGCAGAGGTTCCAGAGACATACTTGCCGTTAGGCATTTTGATTTCGCCTTCACTAACAACATCTTGGAAAGAAGCAATGAACGCTTTTTTGCCTAGTTTCATGTCGGCACGTTTTGACCCAGGATACTTTTTTGCCATCACATAGTCTAGGTCGCTACCTACACTTACTTTTCGTGGTAGTGAAGCACCAGTAGTGGGTTTAGGTGCTGGTGTAGAAGATTTCTTTTTAGCGGCAGCCATGATACTCCTCAAAGATTAGGTGACATAACAATAACATAACTATCTGTCCAACATCCAAGAAGGTCGCCACTGGCGGGGAGGAGCCTTCGCTTTAGTTAGGTTCGGCAGATTCAACACGGCCATCCACAAACTCATCACAATGTCTGTGCCGTTCTTCTTGTCACGAGTCCACTTACACAACTCATCCACCGCAGCCATCGTTTTCCAGTTGCCACGCATCGACGGAAACCGCAAAGCCCCCGTACGGATGATTGCCGGCAACAAAGCCTCCACACCCAGGTTCTCGTCAAGCTTGTTTCGGCTAGTCGTGTGCGGAACAATATTCACCATCTGTCGTGACTGCCATTTGCGAACAAAATCGTGCGCCAACAAGAACCTTTGAGCAGCGTTAATCTCCACAACCCAATGCGAAATAGGGTAACCCAACGCCATAGAGCGGTTCTGCCACTCCTCCATCATCCCCGAATACTCACCAGTCATAGTGTTGTACCCCAACAAGTCCTCAGCGGTTAGTTTGACCCGTTCAACATCAACAACATGGTAAAGGTTCGTTTCAGGCTGATACAAAATCCATGTTAAAGCCCAAAACTGTGTCGGTGAAGGGTCTACCGCTACGATAGAAACTATTGGTGGAGCCAAACCGTAAGGGATATGCCCTGGCATACGGTCATTATCTATACAACCCTGATACAACACCCCGTCAACACCCATACCGCCCGTCAACATGGTACGGGAAACAAGGTATGCCTCATCCCCAGCGTCCTCCTGTTGGTAAACAACCTTGAAAGTGGTCGGGTTAGAGTATCTGATGTACGACAAATCTTTCCACGACAACCGCACAGGGTCCAATAAAGGCCCGTCAGGGTACGGCAAAGCCTTGTTAGACCTAGATTCTTTACCAGTATCCAGTTCCGGATAGTAAGCCTTATAAATAATGTGATGATATTTAGATGATTTCTGTGGTTCATCACCAACATCTTCAAGGTTCTCAACGTTCGACCCGTCATACTCATAATCGTCATCATCATACGAAACTTTGGATAGACAATGCGCATACAAATCGCCTGGTCCCAACTTCTGTCCAATAACAGCCAACAAACCGCCTGGGTCTACACGCGCTTCAGCCATTGAATCCCATCGTTCCAACAGTTTGTCACGGGCAGTAGATTCACGGGCGTTCTCAGGGGAAGCAACGTCATCGAAAAGACACAAATCTGCACGGTGACCAATGAACTCTGCGTCAATACCATAAGCACGAACAGTCGGTTCCTTGTTGTCAGTGTTACCTGTTATCTCTTGCTCAACAATGAACTCGTCGGCTCGCCACAAAGCTGTTTGTGAAGCAGGTTTAAACCGCCCATAGTCAATACTCAAGCAGCCTTTAGCGTTGACCGCTAACCCTTTCTTCACCAGTTCAGGGTCAGGCTCTAGTGCGGTGGGCCGTTCAAGGGTGTCACGGATACGCCTCGAATACATCTTCGCCAAGTTCTGCGAAATACTCCCATATAGGACACGGATGGCACGGTTCCGGACGATACACCACACCGCAACATCGTGAAACAAAGTTGATTTGCCTGCACCAGGCGCAACGTTTAGTACTAAAAACTCTTTTTCTTCCGACTCTAAATACTGCACAATCTTGTATGCAGCCTCAACTTGCCATGGGGAAGGTACACGCCCCAAATAGTATGACCTGAAGAAATCAAAATCCTGTAAACCACGCTGGGCTTCAGGACACAACCTGTCTTTAGGTATTGCTGGAGGCAGTTCGGAAGCGACATCTAGTATCCGCATGGCACGGGCTTGTACACCACCATCTTTGCGTTTCGATGCCGATTCTTCGGCGCGGGCTACAGCTAGTTCTGCCATAGCACTCTTTTTGCGTATCTCCCATTTGGATGCAGTGTTAACATGTATCCCTGCGATACGTGCCGCTTCAGTCAATGTCATGCCGGATGCGCGGGCCTGCCAAAAACGGGCTTTGTCTGCTTCACTAACTACACGTTTAGTCCCCAAAGGACCCCTTACTATTTATTTTTTTATCACAATCTTCTTTTTAGAAGTTGCT